AATCTGGCCGCTGACGCTGGTGCTGACGTTCTGAATTGCAGTAACGCTAGCCGCGCCAACTGATGCTATGACCGCCTGGCCGCTGACGCTGGTGCTGACCGCTACGCCGATCTTGAATGCTCCGGCAACGATGGAATGACCGGCCGCAATGGAGGCCGTGACCGTGAAATTGCCAGTCGCCCCGGCGGCCGTCTTCACCGCATCGAAGATGCCAAGCGAAGTATCACCGCCGGTCGTCGTGATGATTTCCGCCCGTTTCCGCCAAGTTGCCGAGGGTGCCGTGGTGGTATCGGTCGTGCCGCTCGCACCTGATGGCGATGTCGCATTGAAGGAAGTCCATGTCGCTTCCTGCCCGCCAGCGGCAAGCGCGATGATCAGGTCATCCGCTACCGTCGTGGTCAGACCGGCAAGACTGACTGCTGTGATATTGATTGCTGTGGTGGCAGCTGCGGCGGCGCCGTCGCGCGGACTGACCGCCGCATTGCCCCGATAAGCGACGATGTGGCCTATTGCCACCGATGGCGCGGTCGGATGCGTGAATGTCAGGTTCGGATTCGATGCACCCCGCACACAGTAAGCCATCATGGCCGATGGCAACGCCGAGGATGTCGTCAGGACGTTGTTGGCCTTCTGCTCGCCGACCAGCGTCCATTCGCCACCGGTTGGCAGCGTAATCGAAGTGGTCGAGGCGATGCGCGAGGATATGCACGCAACAAGCAGATCACCCGCCGCCACGCCGGCCGGGACGGTCAGCGTGTGGCCGGTCGCCGTAACCTCGACCGAAGTCGAAACGCCGACGATCAACCAGGCCATCGGCTGGCCCTCACGTCACGATCGGCTTAGGGTCGACGTAGAACGTGCTGCTCACCTTCGCCGCCTTCACATAGATCGTCAGCGGTCCTTTCTCCTGCGGCGTAATGGTGGCACTCATCGCGAACTTGGTCGTCGAGCCGCCCCAGGTGCCGGACCCGGCGGCAATGTTCGTTCCCGTCGCTAGTCCGTCGGCCTTGGTGCTGGTTGCTTTCGACGCCAGCGGAAAGCCGGATGTGCCGAGATATTCGACATCGATCCAGATTTCATCGTTCAACGGCACTGCGCCGCCGCCCCAGATGCCCTGAATGGTCACCGTGATCGCACTGCCGGTCGTCTCGTTCCAGACGCTGATCGGCAGGCATTCGAACGGATATTCCCATCTGCTGTTGGCCGTGGTGACGATCTTCCAGCTTATCGCCGTCGTGCCGTCCGTTGCGCCGCCAGTCCGCACAACCGTCGTTTCGGTGGTGAGCGTACCGAAAAAGTCATAGGATTCCGTTCGATAGTTGGTATCGCCGCTATCGGTGCGGATCAGCCTTACATAAGTTCCGCCGTCCGATGTTAGCGCTCCCGTGACGGCGGAAACGGAAGCGCCCAACTTGCAGTCCTTGAGCAGAACTTTCCCCGGCAGCGTGACAAGCGATTTGCCGCTGCCCAGGGCGCTGAGATCAATGCCCTCCAGAAAAATTATGCCGCTCGCGGTAGAGGCGAACAGGGAAGTCGGCACGGTAGCGCCCTGGATTGCCGCGGACGTGTTCTTCCAGATGAGAATCCCTGATACGGACAATTGATGTCCGGTATTGCCAAAGGCAATTGTCGAATTTTCCACAATGGTTTTAACCGCCCCGCCAGCACTCAGGACGATGGCTGAAAACCCGCCCGTTGCGGGAGTGGCAAACTTGCAGTTCGTGAAAACATTCCCCGTGCCATTGACAAAGAAATTGGGACTGACGGCGGTCGTGCCGCAACTGAATGTCATGCCGCTCCAGTAAGACGTGCCATTCATGGTGATGTTGGAATTGCCGGTCGTGGTGACCGTTGCTGTCGTACGCAAATCCGCCGAAACCGGCGGGACGCTTCCGGCGCGATTGACACAATAAAAACGGCAGGGATTCGTCTCCGTCCCTTTTGACGTGATTGTCATCGCCGACGCCTGCGTCTCGGCATGATCGTGCGCGACGAAAAACGTATCGCCCGCCGCCTTGGCCGTGCAGGCCGCCGCAAGCGTGGTGTAGGCGTTGGTCCAGTCAGCGCCCGTTCCAGCCCCGGCTGCACCGCTGTACACGTAGACGTTAGCCATCGCTCAAGCCTTTATGCAATGCGGATGATCGCACTGGTCGAATTGGCGGCGGGCATTTGGATCGTGAAGTCCCCCGCAGAGCTGATCTTGTCGGCGAGGAAATCCAGCACCACCACCGCCGCGTCGGCCACCGGCGTGGTCAGCGTGTCGTTGTAGATCAGCGCGCCCCGCGCCGTAATCGTCGAAGCCGCCCAGGTCAGGTCATCGAAGTCGGTCCACGCCGTGGTGGTGGTGAGCGACGGCATCGAGGCCGGAACGGTCAGCACCTTGCCGTTGGCGGTGTAGGTGCCGGTGGCTGCATGCTCGCCCGATGTCGTGTAGGCCGTGGTCGAGGCGTCGAGCGTGGCGGTGTTGGTGTAGAGCGCCAGCTTGAACGAGTTGCCGCCCGATGTGGAAAAGTTCATGCGGCCCGCCAGCAGATCCTGCTTGAAGTTCGAGCACACGAAGTTGCCGCTGAATGCCATTTTTTGTTTCCTCCTTTACTTCCGATAGGCGCGATCCGACACGATGGCCCGTGTGAGGCCATCCAGCACGATGGCGAGCATCTGCTCTCTGAACGCCAGCGCCTGATCCCTGATTGGCTGCGGCGCGTTCTCGCCGATCGTGATCAGGCGGTCGACGATGCGCAGCGCGAAGAATTCCGGCGGATGGCCGCCATTCGAAGTGGTGACAACAGTGACGGTGCCGACCTTGATTTCATTGCCGAAGCTCATGCCGTATTCACCCACAGATCGTTGACGGACGGTGAGGAAGGCGCCGTCGAGGAGACGGTGATTTTATGGCCATTGATCAGCTCGGCATCGAGGCCCGATCCGGCGCCATCAACGGTTTTCAACTTGGTCAGGATCTGCGCCGCCGTGTCGGGACTGCCATCGGCGCCAGCCGGCCCGGTGGACCCAGTCAATCCAGGCGGGCCGGCATCGCCGGTGTCGCCTTTCGGGCCGGCCGGGCCGGGAACCGTGGAGTCCGTGCCAGCGGGACCGGTTGGCCCAGCCGGACCAGGTGGTCCGGGAACAGTGCTGTCAGCGCCGGGTGGCCCTTGCGGTCCTGGCGGCCCGACGCCGCCCTCGCCATCGCCGCCCGTGCTGCTTCCACCACCACTGCCACCGCCGCCCACGCCGGGAATGAAGGCTTCCCACTTGCCGTTGCGGCGACCGTGTAGGGCGCCATTCTTCGGGGCTTCCGGTACCAGCGGTTTGCCTCTGACCGTCAGCTTGCCGCCTGCCTCGTCGAACAGCAGATCCTCGCTGCCGGACAGCGTGCGGCTATCGGACCACAGTGCCACCTGATCTGCCAGGCCGCTGCCCGATACCTCCCGCCGCTTCAGTGTCGGCCGGTCATCCATCAGGCCCTCGGCACCCAAAGGCCGCCCATCATGTCGTTGAGCCAGAACGGCACCTGGTCGAGCGAAATGGCGGAAATCGATTCGCGGTTTTCGTAGAGAGTCGCAGCAACTCTTAGGATGTTGCCACGCATGGCCGGATGCATATCGGCGGGATCCGAATAGCCGGTCGCCAGACTGAAAGTAACGCCGGCCGGAAACGCTGCAGCGTCGACCCGTTCCAGAAAGACTGGCGCGGTCAAGCTGGTGCTGCGCAATTGATATTCGGCCGTCACATCACCAACAGCATCGGCTGCGGTAAATGCGCTGACCGGCCGCACTGGGCATTGATAGCAACAGGCGCCGCCATCTGGCGTGAACGCCACCGTCGCGCCGAAGACCTGCAGTTCCCAGAAATACTGGGCATAGCCGATCGCTTGAGCCAACTTGTCCGTGATGTCTGCGTCGTCGTCGGTGAAATCAACGCGCATATGGGTCTTGGCCAGCGGTAGCAGCGCGGTCGGCAGCGTGATGAAGTCCTCGGTCATGCGCGGCGCTCCTCGTCGTAGCGCTCGAACATGGTGCGCATGTCGATGGCGAGCGTCTTGCCGTCGCTCATCTCCAACACCAGTGCGTAATCCTTTGTCGCAATGCGTTGAATGCTGGCGCCGGGCTTGCCTGTCTTGCCCTGGGCACCGAGCATCCAGCCGTCCCCCGGCAGTGGTCCAGGGTCGTCCTTCCTGGCGATCCATTCCGAACCGTTGAGAGAAACGCGGTCCATTTTCCGGTAGGTCTCGGCGGCGGCGTAGAGGCCACGCGGATCGCCGGTCCTGCCGTCCATGCCATCACGGCCGGGTACGCCTTCCGGTCCGGCCGGTCCCTGCTCGCCGTCCTTCAGCATGGCCAGCCGCTCCTCGAATTCCGCCGACAACCGGTCGAAGCGCCGCGTCGCCGCAAACAACTTCTCGTCGATCTCCAGCCGGTCCTCGCGCAGCTTTTCCAGCGCTGCGGCAACCATGTCCTCGGTTGGATCCGGCGCCGGTTCGCCGGGATCTCCCTTGTCGCCTTTTTCCCCTGAAGCGCCCGATTCGCCAGGATCGCCTTTATCGCCCTTGATGGTTTCGCCGGATAGCCCCGTTTCGCCACGCTCGCCTTTTTCCCCTGGTGCGCCGTCCTTGCCGGGCGCACCCGGTTCGCCGTCTCTGACATCGGCCAGCGCATGCGCGATTTCCAGCTGCGCGGCGCTCTTGTGCGCATTGATGTCGGCGACAATAGCGGCCGCCATCTCGCCCAGCCGTTCGCGCTCCTCGGCGAAGCGCCGGCCGAGACCATAGGCAAGTTCCTCAAGCCGCTCTTCGATCCCCATCCCGGATTCCCTTTTCGAAGAAGGCCGTCAGGTTCTTGCCTTCCGGCGGCGGTGGTGCATCGCTGCTGCCATCGGCCGGCGGCGCGGCATCTGGTGCCGGTGGCGCCGGTGTCTTCGGCTGTACCTTGTCCCAGGCCGAGAGCGGCACGACCTGTTGCTGGACGCGCGGCTCGTCGCCGGACGGGGCGGCCGGCAGTTCCTCGAGCCTGCGGGCTTCGTTGGGCGCGTAGATGCCGCCCTGGACGCCTCTTGCCAGCGCCTCGATGCGGTCCTTGTAGGCCACACGCAGCAAGGCCGCGGTATCGAACTCCACCCATTCGTCCGGCCACGAGCGCAGGCCGAAGAAGTGATCAAAGGCCACTTCAATGTGATTGATCGCAAATCCGAGACCGCGCGCCAGCCAGAACTGCATCAGCGCTTCAGTGGAAGCGAATGCCGCTTTGTCGGTCATCCCCAAAATCGCGGGCGGGACGCCGAACACCATGAAGATTTCATCCTGGGTGAGTTTGAGGGACGCCGCCACGTCGGCGTCCTTGGCGGTCATCGAAATGCCCTTGAACTTGAAGCCGTTGGTCAGCACCGGCGGGCCGCCAGCGAGATTGTTGATGCCGCGCCAGGCATCGTTGAAATATTTCCTGAGACCATCGATCTGCGCCTGCTGGATATTGGCGTCGGTCTCGATGACGCCGGCCGGCCGGTTCATGTTCCCAAAGGTATTGACCAACTGCGAGCCAATGGCCCGCTGTGCGGCGACGGCGCTTGCCGCATGCCGTGACGGCGGCACGCCGACCAATGGCTCGGAGCACTTCGGCTCCAGTTTCACATGAAGCACGTCGCGGGCCGGCGCTATCACGCCGATGGTCGATCGCGTCAGGCCGAACAGTTGGCCGCTGCCGCCGCCGAATTGCCGCTCGACCACATCGTTACCGATCAACTCGTAGAAGATCTCGCCGCTCGGCGCGATGATCGGGTGCGACTGTTTTGCATCGAACGGATGCAGCGCCGCCACCTCGAATCGATCATTGCGCTGGGCCAGCGCGTAGGTGTTGCCGTCGCGATAGAGATCAGCGGCCAGTTTCAGCAGGAAATCGGATCGGGACTGGTAATCGTTCGGACGCCGCAGAAGCCTGGACAGCGCCGAGGTCGTCACCCGCTCGCGGCCGCCATTGGGCAGCGATTTCCAATGATCGCCGGGACACATGGCAATGGTCTGCGCGTAAGCGGCGACACAGGCTTCGACGATGGCCGAACCGCCACCCGCAGCAAGCGGGTCGAGATCCAGCTGCCAGTGATTGAGAAACCCCCATTCGGCCGGCAGCCACCCCTGCTGCTGGCCGGTAGTGATCAGCCACGGTCCGGGCTTGGGCTGGCCTTCGATGCCCGGCGTGCCGCTTTCCAGGCTGCGGCGCGGCCAACCGAACAGACTGCGGATGGTCCCGCCGATCGCCATTTCCGCCTCACTTGGACTTTGGCGGTGTGGAACGGGTCTCGTAGTTTGCCGCCGGCTTGTCGGCTTCCAGGTTTTTTGTTTCCTTCGCCTTCTTGTCGGCGTCGGTTTCTTCCTCGCCGCGCAGACGGACGGCGCCCTTGTTGGCCGCTTGCAGCATTTCCCAGCGCTCCTCGTCGGTCAATTCCTTCGCTTCCGCCGGTTCGGCGAACGGATCCTTTGCCCACCCCTCGGAGATGGCCTTCTTTGCCTCCGCGGCCGCAACCGTCAGCCGCTGGCCAGCATAGGGACCGGCCGTTGCTTCGATAACTACGGGTTCATCAGCCATGGGTTTTTATCCTTTCGTTTATGGCGTTTCGATCGCGACCTGGAACGTCCGAACGGCAGTTTGCTGAACCGGCGATGCAGAGGTTCCTGACCGGAATTTCACATACATTCCGCGGAGATAGTAATCCGGCCTGACCAGGATGCCGCGGCCTGATCCACAAGGAACGAGGACCTCCTTGCCGACGCGAAAGAGATTGCTGAAGACCACGCCATCCAGGGAAATCTGAAAGGAAAGGTTCGCCGCCGTCCAGACCGCCGGCGATATGATGCTGATGAGCGTTCCTGCCGTGCAGTCAAGAGTATCCGATAGCGACAACGCATCGAGACGCTGGATGGTCGGTCCGTTGATGATGACGATCGGCATCACCGCTCCTTGAAACTGGTGTGGCGTCCATGGACGCGTTTGGACGCCACACCATTGATTTCATTACACTTTTACCAGCCCACTGAGGCTATAGTTTGCACCATCGCCGTCCGCACCATCATCCACGTCACATAGAGCGACAGACGGATGGCGATCGAGTCGGTCTGGAACAGCGACCGCATCGGCGCCGCCACGACATTCGGCGAGCCGGTGGTACCAAGCGCCAGTGGCGTCGTGTCCTCCTCGTGCAGCGTCGCCTCGTTGGATACGGCGAAACGTGGTGCGTCGCCGGTCGCGGAGGCGAACCAGTCGGCATCCACCGCAATGACCCGACCAGCCGTGACCGTAGTTGATGAGATAATCCGGCTTGCGCCGAACTTGGCCGCGGCTTCCGATGGTGAGCCAAAGGCGAAGTCGCCGGTCGTTGTACTGGCCATACCGATCTTGCGGGCCTGGGCCGGGTTCATGATCAGCACAATGTTGCCGCCGCCGCCCGCCGCCTCGATCGGCGCGATCAGGGCATTGATGTCGGCGACGATCTTGTCGAGCGACGTGGTCGCCGCCGATGCGGTAATTGGCGAGACACCAACCAGGAGTCCGGCTGGACGCGTTGCCGATTCGGCCACGGCATCGATCAGGAATCCGTCGAGCGAGGCCTGCGTGTCGTCGGCCATCGCCTTGCGCAGAATGCCCTCGATCGCCGGCCCCGATGAGTTAGCCATCTCTTCGGTGTACGTAGTGATGCAC